GCGGTATTATACCATATATTTACATTTACGCTATTGTAAATAAAAACATTTACAGTTCTATGGCACTAATCACCAGAAAAGAGGCAGCGGAACAGATGGGAGTCACCATCCAAGCTGTATATATGGCTATAAAACAAGGTAGGCTAACGGCTATCAAGGATAATCAAGGTAAAATCGTAATTAACTCAGACACTATGAAAGATGAGTGGTCTAAAAAGAGTGAGCCAAAATTAATTAAGAAAATAGAACATAAAACATACAAATCTTCACAATCTGCAACCGAATATCCAGAATATGGAGAAAGTAAGGCAAGAACAGAACATCTAAAAGCAGAATTATTAGAGCTAGAACGTCAAGAAAAAGAAAAAAGTCTTGTGTCTGTAGATGAAGTAAACACAATGTGGCAAACAATTATTACTAACACCAGAAACAAAATGCTAGGTGTTGCTGCAAAAGCACAACAAAGATTACCTGATTTAGATAACAGCGCTGTTAGTTGTATAGATGACATTGTTAGAGAAGCATTAGAAGAATTATCTGCTGCATGACTGAAATTATAAATTGGATTAACATTAGAGGATTGAAAGGTGAAGAGTATCTTGGTGATCTCTGTAAAAAAAACCATGAATATTTAGATACTGGTAAATCTGTTAGATGTAAGCCTACTGATAGGCCAAATGGTAAATGTGTATGTTGTCGTAAAATACATAGTGATAATGGTTATAAAAAAAATTCAGAAGTAGTAAAAGCTAGATCTGTTATTTGGAAGAAAAATAATCCAGAAAAAGCTTCTAAATATAGAACTATTTCTAAAAGAAAGAAACGGAGAAGAGATGGTTGTGAACTTCGTGAAAACATTACGTTATGGACAGCTATAAAGAATGCTGGATCGCCAACTGTTGTTGATTTAGTACAAAAACAAATTAAAGAAAATAAAGTTTTTGATCAAAAGAAACAACAAAAAATTAAATACAGGACTAATTTAGAATTTAATATATATGTAAAATTAAAAAGAGGTATGCAAAGAGCTAAAGACCGTGGCTTGTTTTATGAAAAAATAGATGAAAAAAAAATCATTAATAAGATTTATTCATACAATAAATGTTGCGCATATTGCGGTACAAAATTAAATTTATTAATTGCAAATCAAGATAACAGTTTAGAAATGGATCATATTGTTTCATTTTCAAATAAAGGATCACATACTTTCAATAATTTAATTCCATCATGCAAGAAATGTAATGATAGTAAAAAAGCAAATAAATTAGAAGATTGGTATAAAAAACAATTATTTTTTAAAAAAGAAATTTTAGAAAAAATTAAACAATGACAAGTATTGTTGATTTACAAAAACAAGCATATAAAGCATTTCTACCTCCTAAAAAATTAAGTCTTAGTGAATGGGCCGATGAATATGCATATCTTTCTGTAGAAAGTTCTGCGGAGGGTGGTAGGTGGCGCACGTTGCCATATCAAAAAGGAATTATGGATGCAGTAACTGATCCTGACATTGAACAGATATCAGTTATGAAATCTGCAAGGGTTGGATATTCTAAAATTCTTAACCACATTATTGCTTATCACATTCATAATGATCCTTGTCCAATAATGATTGTGCAACCAACTATTGAAGATGCTACTGGATACTCTAAAGAAGAGATAGCGCCAATGCTTCGGGATACTAAATGTTTACAAGGATTAGTAAGTGATGCAAAAGCAAAAGATGGACAAAATACACTTTTACAAAAATTATTCCCTGGCGGTAATCTTACGTTGGTTGGTGCTAACTCGCCTAGAGGTTTTAGAAGGGTCAGTAGGCGTATAGTTTTATTTGATGAAACAGATGGTTATCCAGCATCTGCTGGAACTGAAGGTGATCAAATAAAGCTTGGAATAAAACGTACAGAGTTTTTTGCAAACAGAAAAATAGTTGCTGGTTCTACACCTACAGTTAAAGATTTTAGTCGTATAGAAAAATTATTTAAACAAACAGATCAACGAAGATATTATGTTCCCTGTTGCAACTGCAATCATATGCAGTATTTAAGATGGGCTAATTTTGAGTGTTTTGAAAACGATCCAAGTACTACGATATATAAATGCGAGAAATGTAATTACCATATACCACATACAAAAAAAAGATGGATGGTAGAACGTGGAGAGTGGCGAGCTACTGCACCATATAACGGCAAACACGCTGGTTTTCACATATGGGCTGCATATTCATATTCACCAAATGCAACTTGGCAAAATTTAATGGAAGAGTATCTTGCTTGTAAGAATGACCAAGAACAACTAAAAACATTTATTAATGTTACTTGTGGAGAAGTATATGAGGATGAGTATCACACTAAAGCAAGTGCAGATGGATTATCTAAACGCGCTGCCGAGGAAAAATATAAAGAAGGTATACCACCAAAAGAAGTATTAATTTTGACTTTAGGTGTTGACGTACAAGATGACAGATTAAGTATGTCTGTTATTGGTTTTGGTCGTAATGAAGAAATGTATTTAATTGATAGGAAGGTTATATATGGATCTCCAGCTAGAGCAGATTTATGGAAACAGCTTGATGAAGTTTTGCAAGGTAAATATACAAACGAGGATGGTCAAGAGTTAAAAATTGATACAGCAGCGATCGATACCGGCGGTCACTATACTCAAGAAACTTACCAGTATGTCAGAGAACGTAAACAGTTAGGAATAATTGGCATAAAAGGTATGGGTCAAAAAGGAAAGCCACCTTTAGGTAAACCAAGTAAGGTTGATATTAACTTTTCTGGCAAAGTTCTTAAGAGAGGGTTTGAATTATTCCCAGTTGGCGTTGATACTATAAAAACTACTCTACATAACAAGCTAAAAGATGCAGAAGTAGGACAAGGTTATATACATTTCTATCCAACAACTAAAGCAAGTTATTTTGAGGAGCTTACAGCAGAAAGACAGATACTTAAATATAAAAATGGCTATCAAGAACGTGTTTGGGTAAAGAAAAACAATCAAGCTAATGAAGCGTTAGACGAAATGGTGTATGCATACGCTAGTTTTCAAAGATTATTGCAAAAATATGACCGTAGAACTATATATGATCAGTTTGCTAAGAGATTTGACAGTAAAAAGCCTCTAAAGGAAGATAAGATAAGATTAAATCAAACTAAATCGGCTAAAAAGTCGAATTTTGTCTCTAATTGGTAAAAAAAATGACCTTTCCATCACCTATAAGAGCAGGGGATTTTATTCAATGGAACATTCCAGCGAGTCAAGACTTCTACGGAAACAGTATAAGCAGTCCAGATTGGTCGGTTGTATATTACTTAAGAACAAATTTAGGGCCATTAGGAGCAACTATTAATAGTTCTGCTTATAACGATGGTTTTAAATTTGAAATTGCTAGTAATGTTACGGAGGCTTTTTCAGCAGGGGATTGGTATTACCAAGCTGTTGCAAATAAATCTGGAGCAGAAAAACAAACTTTGTACACAGGTAGTTTTAAAGTTTTAGAAGCGTTATCTTATTCTGGAACACCACAAGGTTATGATGGTAGATCACAAGTAGAAAAAGACTTAGAAGTAATACAAACAGCGATTAGAAATATTATTAGTGGTGGTGCAGTACAAGAATATAAAATTGGAACAAGAACAGCTAAAAAGTACGAGCTTTCTGAGTTAATACAACTAGAAAGTAGATATAAAGCAGAACTTGTAAGAGAAAAGCAAGCAGAAATGATATCTAATGGTCTTGGCAATCCAAGAGCTACATTTGTTCGTTTTAACGAGGCATACTAATGGGTATAAGATCTAATATCAGTTCCGCTGTAAAACGTGTTTTAGGTTTTGGTACTAAAGCTAATCCACTAAAAAATTTACGAGCATATCAAGGTGCATTAGTTTCTAGACTTACTTCCGATTGGATGAGTAGCCAGTTAAGCGCTGATGCCGAAATACGCAATAGTTTGCGTAAGCTAAGAGATAGATCAAGAGAATTAGTAAGAAACAATCCCTATGCTAGGCAAGCGAAACGTACAACACAAATAAATATTGTTGGCAATGGCATGAAGTTTCAATCTCTTGTTGTTCAACAAAGAGGTGGTAAGAGAGATCAGAGAGTAAATAATATTATTGAAGAAGCATGGTCAGAATGGTCACAGGCAGATAGTTGTGATTGTGCTGGTAAATATAGTTTCCACCAATTTGAATGGTTAGCTGCTGGTGCATTATGTGAATCAGGTGAAGCAATATTTAGGATTGTTAGAAAACCATTTGGCAATTCTGAAGTACCACTTGCTTTGCAAATGATTGAAAGTGATTTGCTTGATGAAGAATATGATGGCAAAACACTTAATAAAAATAACGAATGGCGTAATGGTGTAGAGGTTGACGAATGGGGCAGGGCTTTACGTTATGCAATACTAACTAAACATCCTGGCGATGCATATTATTTAGATTATTCTGCTAATCGAAAGCTACATATTTTTATACCAGCAGAAGATATCATTCATCTATTCTTACCAGAAAGACCTGGCCAAAATCGAGGTGTGCCTTGGTTTCATAGCGTCATGGCTGATATGCACCAATTGCAAGGCTATGAGGAGGCTGCTGTTATTAGAGCAAGAGCCGGTGCAAGTATCATGGGATTCATACAAAACGATCAAGGAGAGTTAATTGGAGATGATGTTCAGAACAATCAACGCATACAATCCTTTGAGCCTGGTACTTTTCGTTATCTTATGCCTAACGAATCTGTTACTGTTCCTGACATTGATTATCCAAGTCAGCAATATGAGATGTTTGTAAAAAACAAAATTAGGCGTTTTGCAACCGGAATTGGTTGTAGTTTTGAAACTATTAGTAAAGATTTTTCGGAGACTAACTATTCAAGTTCAAGATTAAGTCTTTTAGAAGACAGAGAACATTGGAAATTTTGCCAGAAATATATAATTGATAATTTTCATTATCGAATATTTAAAGAATGGTTAGACCTTGCTGTTTTATCTGGTGTAATAGATTTTCCTGATTACGCATCTAATTCAAAGAGATATTGTAAGCCAAGATGGACACCTCCAGCACAACACTATGTTGATCCTTTGAAGGAAATCCGAGCTTACCGCGAAGCCGAACAAGCTGGCTATATGACTAAATCGCAAGTCATCGCACAGACAAATGGTGGTGATTATGATGATATTGTTTCTGAAATAGCAAGAGAGCAAGAGGTTGCTAAGTCACTAGGTGTAACATTAGATAAAGATTTAGATCTTGAAGTGGAAATGGGGCAAATGTCACTTGATTTGTCTCCAAATCAACCAGAACAACCATCAAGATCTAGAAAACGTAAAAAGTCTAGTTAACTATGGCAAATGTTAGTGGTACAGAGATCAACCTCAAACCAACCCAAGGAATGGTGGCAGAGGCAAAAAGATACAAAGCGTGGAAAGAGGAAGGTAAGGCTGGTGGTACGCAAGTAGCAGCAGTTAGAGCTAGTCAAATTATTAGTGGTAGAGAACTATCAGCAGACGTTGTAGTCCGTATGTTTAGCTTTTTTAGTCGCCATGAGGTTGATAAAAAAGCAGAAGGTTTTAGGAAAGGAGAAAAAGGATTCCCATCAAAAGGGAGAGTAGCCTGGGCGGCTTGGGGAGGTGACAGCGGCTTCAGTTGGAGTCGAGGAAAAGCAGCCGCAATCAAGAAAGCAAGAGAAAGGGCAGAAGTTATCGAAATGGCAAGACCATATCCAAATGAACACGCAGCAACAATTGTAAATTCAGACCAATTTGATACATTTAGACGATCAAATGATGAAAGAGGCGAGGGTATAGACTATATTTTTGGTATAAAGGATAATGAAGAGGGAGCAGAACTACAATCGATTCGATTTAGACTGACTCAGTATTCATCATCTCAGGCTTTAGATTGGCTCGAAGAAAACGAATTCGATCCAGTTAAATTTGAACCAGCCACCAATGAAAAAACTATGACTGAAGAAATTCAAAAGGTAGAAAGAGCAGAGCCAGATGCTTTAAAAACAGGTGACTTTGTTTCTTGGAACGCTAGTGGAGGTCGAGCTAGGGGAAAAATTACAAGAATTGTACGCGATGGGAAAATAGATGTTCCAAGCAGTTCTTTCGTAATTAACGGCACACCAGAAGACCCTGCGGCTTTAATACAGGTTTATAGAGATGGTGAGTCAACTGACATTTATGCAGGGCATCGATTTTCGGCACTTACAAAAATTGCCGATATTAGAACGATTGATGCTGGAGATAAGTTTGAGCGTAAAGAAGTTACGGATTTCAAAAATGTGAAATCCAGAACATTTGAGTTTCCTTTCTCCTCAGAATTTGCGGTAAAACGCTATTTCGGTAACGAAGTGTTAAGCCACGATGAGGGCGCGGCAGACTTATCTCGATTAAATGACGGCGGTGCTGTTCTCTTTAATCACGATATGAATAAACCCATAGGGGTAGTGGAAAGTGCGAGAATTGACTCAGAAACCAAACGCGGCTATGCAAAGATTCGCTTCTCTCGCAATAAATTTGCTTCTGAGGTCTTAGAAGACGTTAAAGATGGTATTTTACGCGGTATTTCTTTTGGTTATCAAATAAATGATATGGAAGAAATGGAAGATGGAATGCGCGCAACAAACTGGTCTGTACACGAATTATCGGTTGTAACAGTTCCAGCAGACCCCACAATTGGTTTTGGTAGAAGTTTGATAGAACCCTCACAAGGTAATAGTATTAATATAGAAGATAAGTCTCCTCTAGAGGAGATAAATTCTGCGGAAGTATCCGCATCACCCTCGGTTCGTACTATGGAAGAATCAACTAAAGAAACTGCGGTTGAGGCGGAGAAATCCGTTGATATCGACATCAAAGCCGAAATTCAACGCGCTATTGATGAAAACAATGCTCGTACAGCATCAATCACTTCGTTATGTCGTGAGTTTGGAAAGTATGGAGCAGAAGAGCTTGCTGATTCACTTATAAAGGGAAATAAAACTCCCGAAGAGGCTAAAGCAGCAATCCTCGATCTTGTTAAAAACAAGGCAGAGGTTCGTAATACACCCATTCGTTCAACAGACATGACACAAAACGATGTTGGCTTAGACCAAAAAGAAGTTAAGCGTTTCTCTTTCTTAAGAGCATTAAACGCTCTAGCAAACCCAACAGATCGCGCTGCACAAGAAGCAGCAGCTTTCGAGAGAGAAGTTTCCGATGCAGCTTCTAAGAAGTATGAGAAGCCAGCAAACGGAATTCTTGTTCCTAACGAAGTCCTAAAAAGAGACTTAAACGTAGGCACAGCAACTGCTGGTGGTAACTTAGTTCCAACAGAACTACTTGCTGGATCATTTATTGACATTCTTCGTAAGAGAATGGCAGTTATGGCTACTAATCCAACAATGTTGACCGGATTGAGTGGCAACGTAAGTATACCCAGGATGACATCTACATCAACTGCGTATTTCGTGGGTGAGTCTGGCGCTCCAACTGAGAGTCAACAGGCGTTTGATCAGGTCAATATGACACCTAAGACGATTGGTGCTTTTGTTGACTACTCTCGCAGATTACTTCTTCAGTCTTCAATAGACGTTGAAGCAATGATTAGAGATGACATCGCAAAAGTTATCGCTACTAAGTTAGATAACGCAGCTATCTATGGATCTGGTAGTTCAAACGAGCCATTAGGTATTAAAGATACAACTGGCGTAGGTACATCAACAATCACTTCATTCGGTACATTTGCTGAATATATTGCGCTTGAGACAGATGTTGCAGCAGCAAACGCTGATGTAGCTAATATGTTCTACCTAATCAATGCTTCTGCTAGAGGTGCTTTGAAGTCAACAGAAAAGGCTACAAACACAGGTCAGTTTGTATTTGAGAACAATGAAATTAATGGCTATCCAGCTATTGTTTCTAATCAGCTTGCAAACAACGATGTACTCTTCGGAGACTTCTCACAGTTTGTGATTGGTATGTGGTCAGGTTTAGATCTAACAGTAGATCCATACGCAAACGCAACAAGCGGTAGCGTAAGAATAATCGCGTTACAAGACGTAGACTTTGCCGTTAAGCAACCAACTGCATTTAGTTTCGGCACATAGTATGAAGGTTAAATTGCTACGAGCAACAATGATAGCTGGCACTCCTACGAGTGCTGGCACTATCGTTGATGTAAAAGAGCAAGCTGGTAATTACTTGATAGCAGTAGATAAAGCTGAATTAGTTGATGAGGCTTGTGAAGCTCCTATTGCCAGTAAAGAATCAGTTGTCGAGCCAGAGCCTACCGATAGTGACGAAGTTGACTTTTCTCAAATGACTAAAGCTCAACTTGAAGCTTATGGTCGTGAGCTTGGGATAGAACTCGATAAAAGACAAACTAAAACTGATCTAATTGCAAAATTAGAAGAGTTTATTTCTACACAGGAGGAATCTTAAAATGTCTGTTT